CTATGGTGGTGGCTTTGGTCCTTTTGGTATGATGGGTGGCTATGGTGGCTTCGGCGGCTTCAGTCCTTTTGGTGGCTATGGCGGTGGCTACGGTGGCATGATGGGTGGTTTTAGTCCTTTCGGTGGTTATGGTGGTTTTAGTCCTTTCGGTGGCGGCATTTACGGTGGCGGTATCTATAACTTACCTCAAGCACAACAAGCTCCACAACAACAACAAGCTCCGCAACCAGTACAACAACAAGCCAATCCTTTTGGTAACAGTATTAAACAACAATATGCCCAACCTGCGGGTGGCTTATTTCAATAATGTGGCAAGACACCAAATTAAAACTTATTGACCAATTAAAAGTCCATGAGGGCTTTCGTTCAACTGCTTACAAAGATACAGAAGGTTTGTTAACTATTGGTATTGGCCGTTTGATAGATGAAGGCGGCGGCATAACTCCAGAAGAAGCAGAATTTTTATTAGACAACGATATAGAAAGATGTCGTGCCGTCTTAGAAAGAAACTTACATTTTTACAGCAATCTTTCAGAAACCAGAAAAATAGTTTTGTTAGATATGTATTTTAATCTGGGCAATAGATTGTTTGGCTTTAAGAAAACATTAAAATTCATTGAAGAAGGTAATTTTGCTAAAGCTGCAGAAGAAATGTTGGATAGCAAATGGGCGGGTCAGGTAGGTGAACGAGCACAACGTTTATCTGAAATGATGAAGAACGATGAGTCCGAATCTTAAAATTGGTTTAGCCGGAGAATATTTAGCAGCATCCCATTTAGCCAGATACTTTGACCAAATATATCCGGCAGCATCTGGTTCCAGATTTGATTTTTTATGCCAATCGGACATCCAAGTCAAAGTACAAGTTAAAACATCTGACTCAATATTCAATCACCACAACTCCGATTGGGTGCGTTGGGACATTAAAAAGAAGAAGTCAGGCACTAAGAAATATCGAGTTTACGATGGTCACGAAGTCGATATTTTTGCCTTTGTTTACCTCTCTCGTGATAAAGTTATATTCCAACCTAACTATAAACTAGGGAAAACCTTTCAAAAAAAGGTAGAATATATTAAAAAAGTAGATACTCAATTAACCTTGAGTCAATCAGTAGAAGTTATAAGAGATATAAAGAATGCCATTAACGAAAATATTGTTCAAACCGGGAATCGACAAGGAAGGGACAGCCTACACCAACGAGGGTGGTTGGTTTGATGTTAACTTAGTTCGTTTCAGAAAAGGCTTTGCTGAAAAGTTTAAAGGTTGGGAACGTTTATCATACAACACATATTTGGGTAATGCTCGTGCCCTGCATCCATGGACAGCCTTAGAGGGTACCAAATACTTAGGTTTAGGTAGTCAGCTAAAATACTATATTAACGAAGGTAATAATTTTAATGACATAACTCCTATTAGAAGCACAACTGCAGCGGGTGATGTAACTTTTGCTGCTGTTAATGGCGATGCTACTATTACCGTTTCCGATACAGCACATGGTGCAGTACAAAACGATTTTGTTACTTTTTCTGGTGCTGTTAGTTTGGGTGGCAATATAACAGCTCCTGTACTTAATCAAGAATACCAAATAGCAACCATTATTGATGCCAACAGTTATACCATTGAAGCCAAAGATACCGATGGCAATACTGTGTTAGCCGATGGGTCCGACACAGGCAATGGCGGAGCTAGTGTGGTCGGTGCCTACCAAATAAACGTTGGTCTTGATGTCTATGTCCCTTCAACTGGTTGGGGTATTGGTACTTGGGGTGCTGGTGGTTTCGGTTCGGTTAGCAGCTTAACAATCACCAACCAATTAAGAACTTGGTCGCATGACAATTTTGGTGAAAATTTAATAATAAATGTTAGAGCTGGTGGTATTTATCAGTGGACAGAAAACGATGGTGTTGATACTAGAGCTGTAGAATTATCGCAAATATCAGGTGCCAACTTGGTGCCAACAGTTGCCAATCAGGTCATTACTTCAGAAAAAGACAGACACTTAATTGTATTAGGCGTTGACCCCATATCGGGTGGAGCTAGAACTGGTGTTATTGACCCTATGTTGGTTGCTTTCTCTGACCAAGAAAACGCTCTGGAGTTTGAGCCCTTATCAACCAACACTGCAGGTTCTTTAAGATTGTCTTCAGGTTCTCAGATAATTGGTGCAGTCAAATCACGACAAGAAATAGTCATCTTTACCGATACATCCGTTTATTCTATGCAGTTTATTGGGCCACCATTTACCTTCGGCATTAACTTAATTAACCAGTCTACTGGTCTTATAGCTCCAAAGGCTGCTATTACCACACCAGTTGGCATATTCTTTATGTCATTCAATGACTTTTACGTTTACAACGGTGCTGTACGTCAAGTGCCATGCACTGTTTTAGATTACGTATTTTCTGATATAAATTTAGGGCAAGCTTTTAAAATATTTGCTTTTTCTAATAACGCCGAATCCGAAGTAGGTTGGTTCTATCCATCTTCTTCTTCTGATGAAATAGACCGTTACGTTATTTACAACTATGAAAATAGTACATGGACCTTTGGACAGCTTTTGCGTTATGCATGGATTGATGCCGATGTGGAGAACTTCCCAAGAGCAACAGCCAACAATTTATTGTATCGTCAAGAGATTGGTTTCAATGACGATGGTCAGCCAATGGAAAACGTCTTTATAGAATCCGCTGATTTTGATATTGGTGACGGTGAACAATTGCAATACATCAAACGCATCATACCCGATATTAAATTTTTAGATAACGCTACAAATGGTGAGATAGAAATGGTCCTTAAAATGCGTAACTTCCCCGGTGATTCCCTGTCAACAAAAGCTACTGTAGCAGTTGGTAGCACCACACAACAGAATTTTGTGCGTGGTCGTGGTCGTCAAGCAGTGGTGCGTTTTCAATCCAAAGACTCCAATGGTAATTCTGAAAACGATAATACTGGATGGCGTATTGGTGCAACCAGAATTGACATCAAACCAGACGGCAGAAGATGAGCAAACTTTTACCCACAAGATTACCTCTGGCCTTTGATGAGGTAACACCTGAATTATTCAATCGTTTGGTTAGGATATTAGAAATCAATTTAGGTGAATTTGACCCTGACAATGTCAGACAGATGACAACAACAGAGCGTGACCAATCTTTTTTCAATGCTGGTTCTTTGATATTCAATGTCGATGAAGATGTCTTACAATGCTACGATGGCACCAGATGGCGTGATTTGTTTGCCAGCCAATTCTACGTTAATAGCGATACTGGTTTTGCTCTTACCGCATCACTAGGCACAGTAACTGTTACCACAGCTTGATATACTGGCTTTTTTATAAGAAAATAAAGGCTCAGATTATATATCTGCTCACATCGACATAGTTCGCCAAAATTTTAATCACGTGAAATGAGTATTATTGACAAATTAATTGAACCGGTTGCAAATATTGTAGACAAGTTTGTTGAGGATAAAGACCTTAAGTTAAGACTAACTTATGAGCTTAAGAGTGAACTTCACAAAGCCAATATGGCACAAATTGAAGTTAACCGAGAGCAAGCCAAACACTCTTCCTTATTTGTTGCTGGAGCAAGACCTTCCATCATGTGGATATGTGCTTTAGGTCTTTTTTGGAGTTTCTTTTTAGCTCCTCTACTTAGTTGGTTTCTGTTAGTATCAGGTTCTGATGCACCTTTGCCAGAAATAGATACTGAGGGTTTAATGACTTTGACATTAGCACTATTAGGATTAGGCGGAATGCGTAGTTATGAAAAAGTGAACAATGTAGCTAGAAAGAGCATGAAAGAATGAATGAAGGTATATTAACAGTAGAAAAGCAAGTAATGCGATTTGGTCCGCAAGCAGGGCTGCAAAGTCGTCTTATGGATATGGTTGGTTCTATTAGAAACCAAGAAAGAGAAAGAGCATTACAACAACGCAACGTTTTATTAAACAGACAAAATTTTGAATATGGCGGTTTAGCCGGCCTTAACAGACAACAAGCCCTAAGTGGTGGTGCACCAATGGATACTGAATTGGTAGCCGTCACGCCACAAGAAAAACAAATGCTGCAAATGTTTGGTCCGGGCTATGAATTAGACAGTGGCATCAAAGGCTATCTGCCGGGCTTTTTGAAGAAGATTGGTAAAGCCCTTAAAAGAGCAGCCCCAACAATCCTTACCATAGTTGGTGCAGCTATAGGTGGACCAGTAGGTGCTGGCTTTGGTCGTGCATTAGGCGGCAAAATAGCTGGTGAATCAACCAGAGATGCTTTACTAGCTGGCTTATCAGCAGGAATAGGAGCAGGTGTAGCAGGAGCGTCAGGCTTCGGAACAATTGGTCAATCCGCTATTACAGGTTTCTTTGCCGGAGCACCGGGTGGCATTAAATCTGCCATTAGAGGAGCTGGTTATGGTGCCTTGGCTGCACCAACTAAAG